CGGTTTGTTTGCTGGCAGGAACCCTGCCGTTTTCAAAAAGGTTCGTCCGCCGGGATCGGCTCTAACACAGGGCCGAGCACCTCTCTGAGCCCGGCGGCCACTACTTCCGCTATTGGCCCTTCGCGTCATTTCGTTGCGGCGCGGTCAGTAGGTCGCTTTCAGGTCGAAGCGGTCATCAAACGGCAGGCAGGACCGGCTGGATCAGTCGCGAATGGACCCATCTCGGACATCCCTTAGGCTAAGAATGCGTGATGATTTCGACACAATCCTATGGTGATACGTTGTCTATAGACATCTAGAAGTCGGGGGGCATCTTTGGGGCTCAAGACGTGGTCTGCTTATTGCCTGTTACTTTGTTGTTTTGCATATCCAGCACGAGGCGCGGGCATCCAGTTGCTCGAAACTCCAACGCTCGCGGGCGCGATTTGGTATCCATGCCCAGCTAAGCCGCAGAGTGTGCCGCTCGGTCGCCTCGCGGTGCCCTTTACCGATTTCCTTGAAGGCGTGAAGGATTGCCCAGGCACGGGCGCGAAGCTGCCTCTGGTCGTCTTCTCCCACGGTCGCAGCGGCTGGTTCGGTCTCCACCATGACACGGCGGAGGCGCTGGCCGACGCTGGCTTCGTCGTCGCGGCCATCAGTCACCCCGGAGACAACGGCAACGACAGCTCTCAGAGCGAAACCCTGTCGAATTGGGCCTCCCGGTCAGTCGATATGGTTCACCTGATCGACTTCATGCTGAAGGACTGGAAGGACCGGGACGTCATTGATCCGTCCAAGATCGGGTTCTTCGGCTTTTCGAAGGGAGGGTTCACAGGGCTGGTGCTTGCAGGAGCCACTCTCGATTTCCAGAGAACTGCATCGTTCTGCAAGAACAACTCTCCCTTTTGCGAGCAGGTACGGAGCGGTGACGTCCCAAACAACCTGCCGCGAGACGCCCGGATCAGGGCTGCCGTGATTGCCGATCCCGCACCAACCGTGGCATTCACGAAGAGCACCTTGTCATCCATCGACATCCCAATGCAGGTTTGGCGATCTGAAGCGGGCGCCAAAGATCGGGGTATTGACCCGGAAGGCGTTGCGCGAGTCCTGAATGCCTTGCCGGGCCAACCCGAAGTCCATGTGGTGCCAGCGGGCCATTTCGCGTTCCTCTCGCCATGCTCCGCGGAGCTTGCCACCAACCTGCCGCGCTTCTGCACCGATCCGCCGGGCTTCGACAGGGCAGCCTTTCACCGCGACTTCGACGCAAGCGTTCTACGATTCTTTCGCGAGCATCTGTAAGCGACGCCCGGATGATCCATCGAGGCCGCCGGTCGGCATCTTCGAAAGGACTGCTCTTGGCCCATCGTGACATTTGCTGCGGTTGCACAAAGACGGTCGGTGTCGGGGAGAGGCGATTCCTCCTGGCAGCGCCAAGCTGAAGGTCGTCGGCTTTGCCGGCGCCGCCGGCGACATCACAGCGCTTGCCGATGGTCTCGGGTCGACCGCGCTCGACTTCACCACCCTTGGCCTTGCCATCGGCCAGTGGGTCAAGGTCGGCGGCAGCGCAGCCGGCACTACCTTTGCCGCACTGATTTCTGCCGGCACTAAGGCGAGGGCCGCGGCCTACGCCAAGATCACGGCGATCGCCGCCAGCAAGCTGACGCTCGACAATCTTCCGTCAAGCTGGGCGACCGACACCGGCGCCGGCAAGACGATCTGGGTGTTCTTCGGCGACCAGATCAAGAATGGCATCACGAAGAACTCGCTCACGATCGAGAAGGGCTTCCTGGCGCAGCCAGTGCCGTCCTACATCGTGAACAATGGCATGTGCGCGAACACTTTCAGCATCGACATGACCAGCGGCGACAAGATCAAGGGTTCGGTTGCCTTCACCGGTATGGGCGGCGGCATTGATACAGTGACGCTGGATGCGGTGCCGGATCCCGTTACGACGGGCGTCGTCATGGCGGCGAACGCCAACGTCGGGCGCCTCGGCGTCAACCAGGTTCAGCTCGGCTCGCCGAATTGGGCGAAGGGGTTCACCGTCCAGATCAACAACAACCTGCGGTCCCGCGACGCCGTCGACTCCGATGCCCCGGTCGACATCGCGGACGGCGAATGCACCGTCACCGGCAAGCTGACCACCTATTTCGGCAGCATGACCGAGGTGCAGGCCTTCTACAACGGCACGCCGCGGGCGATCAATTCGCGCGTCACGAAGAACGGCCAGACGCTGATCTTCCAGATCCCGCGCGCGGTCTATCGTGGTGGCGGCAATCCGCAGGCCACGGCGAAGAACACCGACGTCATGGCGGACTTCGATTATCAGGCTTCGCAAGACGCCGCGACCAATGCGCACATCCTGCTCGACCGGTTCGAATACGTCGAGTAGTAAGCGCCTCTCTTGCCCCGCGATCTGGACCGGTTGGTGCCGGTAGAGGATTGGTGTCCTCAAGATCGCGGGCTTCACCGCCTGGCTCCCTGCCGGGCTTCCCTTGGATCCTCAAGGTGACACCAAGCCAATGACAAACTCCCCCGAAACTGCGACTAAAAAAGTCAAACTGGAATCCCTGAAGGCCGACCTGCAAAAGGAGCGGGAAGGCGACTGGATCAAGGCCGTCGACATCGACCCCGGTCTACGGTGGTTCGTCCGCTCGACGAACTATCCCGCCTTCCGTCTGGCCCGCGACGTCGAGATGAAGAAGCTCGGCGAGAAGTACGGCTCCGACCCGATCCCGGACGACGTCAACGCCGAGGTGATGGGCAAGCTGGCGGTCGAGCATTTGCTGCTCGGCTGGGACGGCCTCGACGCCGAGTACAGTCCGGAGACCGCGGCCGAGATCCTGACCGATGAGTCCTATCGGAAGGTTCGGTACTCGATTTATCTCGCCGCCGGCCGCGTCGGGACCTCCGAGGTTCAGTACGTCGGGTCGACCGCAAAAAACTGAGAGCCGCCCTTCGCTACGAGCTCGAGCAGAAGGGCAAGGACGAGTGGCTCGCAGAGCTCGCTGAGGAAGATCCGGACGCCGCGGAATTCTCCGGGCATGCGGGTCGACCTCAAGACGCCTTCGTGCCGCCGGGCGCTGAACGCTACTGGCGGGCCTGGCACGCACTGAGGTTCGATCGGCAATACGGCGCCATGGGCGGCGAGTCGCCCATCATGTTCCTCTCGATCGATGCATATGCGCGACGGTACCGCATCCGCGGCGCCGCCTTCGAGACGTTCCACGCCTTGGTCGGTGCCATGGACGAGGAATACCTCGAGCACGTGCAGCGAAAGGCGGACGACGCCAGGCAGGCCGATGAAGAGCGGCGGCGAGTAGCCGGCCGCGGGCCCGTACCAAATCCGGACGAGGTTTTCTCCTGATGGCGGCTAGTGGTGTTGCACTCTCATCGTTGAGGGTCACCTCTGATTTTGACGCCACGGCTTATGCCCGTGGCGCCCAACAGAAGGTCGACGCGGACAACCGGATGATTGCCAGCGACAAGGCGCTCAATGCCGCCTTGGCGCAACAGGATGCTGCACTCGCGAAGATCCCGGGCGGCATGGCGTCGGTCAGCAAGGCGCTGCTCGACGGCTACGGTGCGGGCCAGCAATTTGAGGCCCTGATCCGCCGCATCAACAATGCGGCCGACCGCGGCATGGGACTCGACCGCGTCAACCTGCTCCTCGACGCGGCCTACCGCAAATTTGGACTGACGGCCGACGCGGCATCGCTTGCCGCCGCCGGCTATGTCTCGATCACTAACTCGGTCAAGGACCTCAACTATCAGTACGAGATCCACAACGAGGTCGCCGAACGTGCCGCCGCGATCATGTCGCAGGTCAACACCGCGGCCGCGGCGCAGTCCTCCATCAACGCCAGACTGGGTGTCGGCGGCGGCCAGTCGAAATCCGCCCAGGAGTCTGCTGACGCCTTCCTGGCGCAGTTCGGCGGGCTAGAGGGCATCGCGCGGGCCAAGGCCCAGGAGGCAGGTTCTGCCTTCTCCAGCGAGCTCGACAGTAGGCTAATAGCCGGTACGGCGAAGTCGGCGCGCGATGCCTCCCAGGCCTTCGAGGACCAATTCCGGGCGCTCGACGCCATCGCCGCGGCGCGCGGCCAGCACTACGCGGAACAATTCCAGTCGGGCAAGGGCAACATCGCCTACCAGCAGTCGATCGATGCCAACCGCAATGCGAACCTCACCTCTGCACAGAAGCAAGTTGAGGCCGAACTCGCACTCCAGATCGCCGTCAAGCAGGCCACGACAGCGATCTCGGAGCAGGGCCGCGTCCGGCTGCTTACAGCCAACCAAAGCGTCCAGAGCGTCCAACTCGAGATCGACCTCGTCGGGAAGAGCATCGGACAGCAGGCCGAACTCCGCGCAAACCTCCAGGCGCGCCAGCAGCTGGAGCAGGAGGCCAGCCAGAACCGCACCGCGTTCGACACGGCACAGTACGAGCGACTGAAGAGGATCAACGAGGAACTCGGCAGGCAAACCCAACTCGCGGCACAGGCGCAGATCCGCCAGGACATCAAGTTCGGCAGCCAGACCTCGCTGCTGTCTCCCGAAGATGTCCAGATCGCGCAGCAGCTGAGGGGTATCTATCCGGATGTCGCTACGGCACTCAGTAGCGTCGAAGCACAGGGGCTTCGCACCAATGCAGCGCTCAGCGGTCTCTCCTCGACGATCTCCGGCCAGCTCGTAACCGGTTTCACCGATATTGTCGATGGCACGAAGTCGGTTGGACAGGGCTTCCAGGACGTGTCCAAACTGGTCATTCGCGCGATCGAGGAAATGATCGTGAAGATTGCGATCATCCAGCCGCTGATGCAGTCCCTTCAGATAGGGGCCAACAGCTTGGGTCTGGTAGGCGGCGGCGGTGGCGGGCTTGGCTCGCTGCTAGGCTCGGCCGGTATCAGCTATGGCCTGCCGGGTACGGCCGGCAGCAACTTGTTCGGTCCGATCGCTCCGAGCGCGCTCGGTAATGTCTTCACATTCGGCCGCATCACGCCGTTTGCATATGGCGGGGTCGTCGGTGGTCCTACCATCTTCCCGATGGCCAACGGCGGCACCGGTCTGGCTGGTGAGGCCGGCCCGGAGGCGATCATGCCGCTTCGTCGTGGCCCGGACGGTCGCCTCGGCGTCGCTGCTGGTGGTGCCGCCAATGACAACAGCGCTCCTGGCGGAGTGGTCGTCAACATCTTCAATGCTCCGGCCGGCTCGGATCCGCAAACGAAGGTGTCCCAGGGCTCAAACGGCACGACCATCGACGTCTACTTCAAAAAGATGATGACGGGGATGTTGCTCGACGACGTCTCGAAGAACGGCCCGATGTCGCAGGCCATCGCGGCACGTCAGCGCGGTTTCTCTGGAGGTTAAGCGATGCCGCTCCCTACATGGCCGGCGGTGCCGTATCGGCCGGTCAGAGATAGCTTCCAGCCAATCAAGCCGTTTCTCGATCCGATTGCGACCGAGATGGAGGGCGGCAACATCCGCCAGCGGACGCGCCCCGGCGACAACGTCGGGACGTTGGGCCAGACCATCATGATGACGCCGGCTGACGCCGAGACGTTCAAGGCTTGGGTCAAGACGACGCTGAACAACGGCACCGCACGGTTTACTGCCCTCGTTTGGACTGGAGCGACCTACGTGTCGAAGACCTGCCAGTTCGCCAAAGACGGCAAGCCGGCATACGGCGCGTACTCGGCGTCCCGCGTCGCGGTTTCCATGAAACTCACGGTCTACGATTTCTGATGCCCTTACACAGCGAAGCTCTCCTCGAGGCATATGCATCATGCCCGCCTAGCGCGCGTGTTTATTACACGCTCGAGATCTGGCAGTCGTCGTTCGACCAGGCTGCGCGGGTTACGAAGCTCCCGGCCAAGATGCCGGCAGAGCGCTCCTGCACGCGCCGTGAGCGCCGTGCCGATCGCGCGCGCCAGCCGGTGGTGCATCTCGTCATGCCCGGCATCGAGGTCGCGCGCGCCGAGCCGCGGCCGCGTGAGACGGTAACCGCGTTCCTGCGCCGGACCGGCTGGGCCTGGCGCGATCGCAGGTACGGCTGGCAATTCCGGAAGGGCTTGCCGACCGTCCTCGAGATCAACGGCGAGGCGGTGCTACGGAAGAGCTGGTCGCGCCGGCGCATCGCTGCGAATGACAATGTGCGCTTCGTCTCCTATCCGCTCGGCGGCAATGGAGGTGCCAAGCGGATCATCGGGCTCGTCGCGCTGATCGCGGTTGCGGCGTTCGCGACCTTCGTCACCGGCGGCGGCGCTGCGGCGCTGCTCGGGTCTGGGTTCGCGAGCGGGACCTTCGGTGCCGCCGTCCTTGGCGGCGCCATCGGCATCGGCGGCTCGCTGCTGGTCAACGCCTTGATCATGCCAAAGGCCGGCGCGACGAACACGCCAAACGCGTCGTCCGACCAGATCTATTCCGTCCAGGCACGGGGCAACGTCGCCAAGCTCGGCCAGCCGCTTCCGGTGTGGCATGGCCGGCTAAAAGCATACCCGGATTTTGCCGCCACCCCCTGGGGCGAGTTCGTCGGGAACGATCAATATCTCAACGTGCTGCTGGCGCCGACCATGGGCAGCATGGCCTACGAGGCGCTCTATCTCGACGACACCGTGTTCTGGACGCCGGGTGGAGGTATCACGGCCACGTTCCCGGGCGCGCAGGTCGCGTTCTACGAACCGGGCCAGCCCGTCACGCTGTTTCCGACCAATGTCGATCAGTCGGCCGAGGTGTCGGGGCAGCAGACCAATAACGGCAGCGGCTATGAGGGAGGGCAGTACAGGCCAGGCGACGGACCGCTGACCTATGGCGCGCCGCTCGGTCCGTTCGTCGCCAACCCGGCCGGAACGAAGGCGCAGGCGATCGCGATTGATTTGGTCTGGCCGGCGGGCTGCTTTACGGTCAATCAGGACGATAACAACATCGGCTGGGCTCGCTGCACGATAAGGTGCGAATACGCGCCTTGCGATGAGGTCGGCAACCCCACCGGGGCATTTTCGACCCTGTTCGAGGTGACAAGGCAATTCGCCAGTACCTCGCCGGTGCGGGACTCCATCAAGACCGATGTCTACCCCGGCCGTTATCTGGTGAAACTGAGCCGTCTTGGCACCAACGCGCAGGAAAGCTTTGGCGTCAACACCGTGATCTGGGCGGGGCTGCGGTCGTTCCTCAAGGGCAGCAATTCCTTTCCGGATGTCTCGACCGTCGCGATCCGGCTCAAGGCCTCCCAATCGACGCAGGGCTCCTACAAGTTTGGCGTGCTCGGCACCCGCAAGCTGCTGGTCTGGACCGGCTCCGTGTTCGAGTTGCAACCGACCCGCAGCCCAGCCTGGGCGTTTCTGGACGCCGCGACCAACGCGCAATATGGCGCCGGCCTGTCGATCGCCAAGGTCGATGTCAATGCCGTGGTCAACCACGCCGCCGGCTGCGCGACGCGCGGCGATACCTTCGATTACAGGTTCTCGACCGCGATGGCGGTGCCAGAGGCGCTCGACAAGATCCTGACTGTTTCTCGCGCCAGGCATTTTTGGCTCGGCGATACCGTCTCAATTGTCCGCGACGAGTGGCGCGACGTTCCGACCATGCTGCTGACCGATCGCGAGATCGTGCGGGACTCGACGCAGGTCGAATTCACGATGCTCGGCGACGAGGATCCAGATGCAGTCATCCTCGAGTATGTCGACGAGACCACGTGGCTGCCGGCACAGGTGCAGTATCCGCCGAACGACGAGGCCTTCACCGCGGTCAATGCCGAGGTCAAGCGCGTCGACGGCATCGTCAACCGTGCCCACGGCTTCCGCGAATGCGCCTTCTACTATCTGCAATCGATCTACCGGCGCGAGAATGTGGAGATCGGCGTCGAGTACGAGGGTAGGGCGATCACCCTGGGCCAGGTGATCCGCGTGCAGACTGAACTACCGCAGAGCTACGGTTACGGTGGTGCTGTCCTGAACGTCAATGTCCGGACCCTGACGCTCGATCCGGCGCCGACCTGGGATACCGGTCCATTCTACATCCGCCTGCGGCGGCCGAACGGCAAGCTGTTCGGTCCGGTGCTGTGCACCGAGGGCGCCGATCCCTCGCAGGCCGTGCTCAATGCGACCAACCTGTCGCAGACCGAGACTGCGCAATCGACGACACTGGCGGCCGTCCTGGCGCGCGAGGATGGCGCTGAATATCCGTCGTTCGAGCTCGGCACCGGCGTCAGCGAGTCGAAGCTGTGCGTCGTGCTCAATGGTCGGCCAAACGGCGAACTCTTTACCCTTTCGCTCGCTGTTGATGACCAGCGCGTCCACGCGACGGATCTCGGCACGCCGCCTCTGCTGCCGTCGCCGCAATTCCCGTCCAACAGCAAGGTCCCGCTGATTGTGGGGCTCAATGCCAACTACGGGCAGGGCATCGCCGAGCCCAAACTATCGGCGAGTTGGTTTCCGGCCGCTGGCGCGGAGTTCTATATCGCCGAGGTCTCCTATGACAGCGGGGAGACCTGGGCGCAGGTCTATGAGGGGGCCGACAACCGGTTCGAGCAGGTCGTGACGCTGGCGGCGCTGCGCCTGCGTGTCCAGGCGGTTACGCCCGGCAAGCTGCGTGGCCCCTATGCGAACGTCGATGTCGGCGCGCCGACGATAACGGTCGCATCGAACACGGTCGCGCTGAAGTCGTTGATCGATGGCATCAAGTACCAGGTCACGACGCTTGCAAACCAGTATGCCGACAAGCTTCAGGAGATCGAAAACCGGTTATCGAACCTGAGCAAAGGATCCCAAGCGCGAACTTGGCTCGACAAAACCGAGCTACGCTCGCAGATCGCTGCGCGGTCGGCAGATGCTTTGGCGCAAATCGACGACGTCCGGACGGTCGCCGTCGACACCGAGGTGGCGTTTGCGAATTTCTCGACCACGGCAACGGCGACCTGGGGCTCGACGACTGCGTTCGTTGAGCAGAGTGCCATCGCAATCGCTGCCCTGGATGGCTATGCGGCGACATCCTATGGGGTGACGCTCAACGTCAATGGCTATGCGACAGGCTTCCAGCTGGTCAATGGCGGGGCCGGCATTTCGGCGTTCACGATTGTCGCCGACAAGTTCCAGGTTCAACTGCCCGGCTATAACGGCGGGATGCCACGCGGCGTGTTCACGGTCGGCACAATCAACGGCGTGGCAGCGATCGGGTTCTCCGGCAATTTCTATCTGGATGGCACCTTCAACGTCAAAGCCATCGCGGCCGGCTCGCTCGACGTCATCTACCTCAAGGCGGGTTCGATCACGTCCGACTCCGGCGTCTTCGGCCCAACAAGCATCAAGAGCCTCAGCATCGCCGACAATGCTGTGACGGTTCCGGCTGTGCAAACGCTGGCCTCGAACGTCGCCGGGGGCGGGACGAAGACTTATCTTAGTTTCAACTTGAGCGTCGACACGACGGGTCTGTCGGGAAAGACCATTCCGATTTTTGCGTTGCTCAATGCGAAATGGGTTAGCGGCAGTCCTGCGACCGAGGTAGGAACGTTTTGGCTGTACACGAATGGGACTCTTGTCGACAACTACTCGCTGTCTGTCGCAAGCGGAGATTTCAAGTTCGTGATTTCGACTTGTGCAGTCAACATCACAGGCACAGGCGGGTTTGTTACGGTGCCAATCGTCGCGCAGTTCAACGCCGGCACTCAAACCGTTATGGGAAATGGCGCAGTTCTCTTTGCGATGGCGGCGAAGCGATGAATATTCATTACGTGGTCAAGACCAACGAGATCATGTCCTATGGTTATGGGGCAGCGGATTATGAGGATGGACAGGATAGCCATTTCCCGGCCTGCAAAGTGGCGCTTGTGGATGATCAGCCTATCGACGCTCGGGTTCAGAGGTTCGATCCTGTGACTCGAACGGTAGTCCTCAAGGACACACCAGACCCCGAGCCCGATCCTATATGGCAGGTAAAATCGGCAGTAGTTCGGGAATTGGCCGATACCGACAAGTACGTCCTACCTGATTTCCAGATCTCCGAGACCGATCGCGCTGCGTGGTTCGCGTACCGCAAGGCACTCAGAGACGCGTCTAAAGGCAATGACACAGCAGCCTTGATGCTCAAGGCGATCCCGGCGCGCCCAGACGGTGTCGACGCCTTCGAGAGGCTCCGCTCCTAACTCGTTGATTCCTGTCGGTGCGTACAACGGCATCGCCGCGATGCGCTGCCGAATGGTTTTGCGTACCTGACGGATCACGTCAATATCGAGATGGCCAAGATGGTTGAAAAGACCGCCGCCGAATTGGCGCTGGAGAATGCGACGCGCCTGAACGAGATCGAGTTGCTGGTTCGCGGAGCCCTCGCGCACAGCGAAGAATTCGCGATGGCGTACCGGAATGCTCCGGATCGCGACGCATGGATCGCGTACCGGCAGGCGTTACTCGATCTGTCGAAGCTGTCCGACGCCGACGCCATGGTCGACGCCTGGCCGCTACGGCCGGATGGCATCGATGCCATCGAAGGTGTCCGCGCACGATCGGTCGCGGCTCGCGCCGCCGTTTCCCAAGGTGATTGATAGATGACCGCACTCGCCAGCTATTCTACCGGCACGATCTCGGTTGCCGCGGATGGCACCAATGTGGCCGGCGTTGGCCCGCTGTGGCGGACCGCCGGCAACGCAAAGCCCGGAGACCTGTTCCAGAGCGGTCACTTCTGCGTCTTCATTACCGACGTTCCCGACGATACGCATCTGACGATCACGCCATGGCCGGGCGCAGCACTCAGCGGCGCCACCTACAGCATTTGGAAGGTGTCCCAGCAGCGTATCGTCGGCGCCGGTGCGGCAGACGATGTCGACAAGATCGTCGCGGCGCTCAATGCCAACGGCTTCATGGTCTTCGTTCCTCCGAGCTTGACGGCGCCCGACCCGTCGCTTGGTGAGGAGAACCAGACGGCGATTCAGCCGACATCGGGAAAGATGTGGGTCATGTCCGGCGGCGTCTGGACCTATTTGGGCATTTACAGAGGCTTCAAGCCGCGCGGCGCCTATGACAATGCGGCGACCTACTATCCCGGCGACTACATGACGTCGTCCGGCTCGTCCTATGTCTGGATCAACGAAACGCCGGGATCGGGACACGCCCCGCCGAACCCGACCTATTGGCAGGTGCTGGCGGAGAAGGGCGAAAAAGGTGAGCCGGGCACACCGGGCACACCGGGCACACCGGGAGCTCCGGGCACTCCCGGCCTCAACGGCTCGGTCTATGGCGGCTCCTCGACCAGCTCAATTGTCGTCGCTGTCGGGCACATCACCCTGGCGACGCAGACTGGTCTGGCCTATCTGCCCGGCGCGCGGGTGCGCGTGAGCTCGTCCGCAACGCCTGCGATCTATCTGGAAGGCATCGTCTCAGCCTACGATCCCGCGACGGGCGTGCTGTCTTTTGACGCTGATAAGAGCAGCGGCAGCGGTACGCTCGCGAGCTGGAATCTGAATATAGCGGGCGAGCCCGGCTCGGCGGACTTCATCACCGTTCGGAAGTTCCTCTATCCCGCGAAGGCTGGCCAAACCACGTTCTTTGGCGCTGACGCCTTTGGCCGAACCCTAGTTTATACCCCAGGCTTTATCACCGTCGTTCTAAACGGCTCTGTGCTGACGCCCAACGACTTCACAGCAACCAACGGCACGAGCGTCGTGCTCGCGCGCGGTACCAATGATGGCGACAGCGTCTATATCGATTGCTCACTCGCCTACAATCCGGCGGATGCACTTTCGATCTCGCAGAACGGCGCCGACATTCTCGATAAGACGGCTTTCCGCAAGAATATCGGCCTTGCTTCGGTCATGCAGTCGTATCTGTCGGGGCTAGTGCTTTCGACGGCGGGAGCAGTGACTACGTTCTCTGTGGCTCCTGGCGTCGCGGCCGACAGCACCAATACCGACATGATGACGCTGAACGCTTCTATCACGAAGACGACGGCGTCATTTGCGGTCGGTTCAGGCAATGGCGCGCTGCTCGATACCGGCAGCATCGCCGTCAATACATGGTATCACGCTTTTCTGTTGAAGCAGTCGAACGGCACCACCGATGTCGGTGTGTCGGTCAATGTCGCGGGCAGCCTCCCTTCCGGCTATGTCGCCTTGCGGCGGATCGGCGCGATGAAAACCAATGCGTCGGGGCAGTGGCTCAAGTTCGTTCAGAACGGCGACGAGTTCATCTGGGACGTTCCGGTCAACGATGTGGTCAATTTCAACGGCACCACGCCGGCTCTAAGGGCGCTTGCAAGTGTCCCACCCGGTCTCAAGGTCAACGCGCTGCTATACGTGCTCCTCAATACCGGAACGAGCGGTGCCGGGCGAGGCGGCGTGTTTTCGCCTGACATGACCTCGACCATCACCGCGGTGGTTCAATACATGACTAACGGCATGTTGGTTGGCACGGCGAACTATCAAACCATATCGCAGGCAAATGTCAGGACGAACGCCTCCGCGCAGGTGCTCTGCTATGTCGAGAACGCCGCAGCAGGTTTGTGGCTCACCTCCTATGGCTGGATCGATCGTCGCGGAAGGGATGGTTAAATGACACGCGCTCTCGAACGCGGACTGAAGCAGTCCCAGAAGAACTACATCGTCAACGGCGGCATGATGGTGTCGCAGGAGAACAACTCGACCGCGGGCTCGGCGACCAGCTTCTATCCGGTCGATCAGTTCGAATACGCAGTTGGCGGAACGACCGGGGTGGCATCTGTCGCACAGGTTGCAAATCCCACTCCCGGCGGTTCTCCGAACAGGGTCCGTGTCACCGTCACAACGGCCGCTGCTTCTGTCAATGCATCCGACGTCGCCTATCTTCGTCAGAAGATCGAAGGTCTCAGGATGGCTGATCTTCAATGGGGCACTGCGGCAGCGAAAGCAATCACGCTCCAGTTTGGCGTGAAGGCCCCTGCGGGGACATACTCGGTCGCGCTCTGGAATGGCTCGGCTGCTCGCTATTACGTCGCTCAGTATACGATCTCAGCGGCAGAGGCCAACACGGACGTCATTAAGTCGGTCACGATCCTCGGCGATCAGTCCGGCACTTGGGCGAAGGACAATACGCTCGGCTGTCACGTCTTTTGGCCACTCATCAACGGCTCTAGTTTCCAGGCCGCTACAGTCAATGCATGGAGTAACATCAGCAGCGGTAACCCGATTGGCCTTGCAGGGCAGGCGAATCTCTACGCTACGCTCGGCAACATCTTCGAGCTGTTCGATGTTGGTCTCTACGAAGGCACAGCCGCCCCGTCATTTCAGCTTCCCGATTTCCCGAGTGAGCTTCTGCTTTGCCAGCGCTACTACGCCAAGTCGTTTCTGCTCGCAACCAATCCTGCGCAGAATGCCGGCTTCGGCGGCGCCCTAGTTGCTGTCGCGGCAACATCGGGTGCCGGCTCGATTTCCTTTAGGCAATACTGGCCTGTTCGAATGCGCGCGGCGCCGACCGTGACGACCTACAATACCAACGCCAACGACGCAAACTGGTGGGACGTCAATGGGTCCGCGAGCCGCGTCGTAGGCCTCGCAGAGCAAAGCGACAATAGCTGTCGCATTGTGATGAACGCGACGTCGACAGCCGGCTCACAACACTTCATTCATTGGACCGCCAACGCGAGAATGTGACCATGAGCGACTACCGACTGACCGAAACCGACTCCGTAATCCGTGTCACCGACGGCGCGTCCATCCCGAACGATCCGGCCAACCGCGATCGCGCGGACTACGAGGCCTGGCTCGCGGCAGGCAACACGCCTGACCCGGTGCCCATGCCGGTGTTGACCAAGAGCGATCTGAAAGCTTACGCGGCGTCTGTGCGCTACGCCAAGGAGACCGGCGGCATGACATCGGCGACCTACGGCGACTTGTTCACGGATCGCGACACGCGCTCCCTGATCGCCCAGACCATCCAGTCGATCGATCTCGACATCATCGCCGCTCCGATCACCTGGAAGACACCGACGGGCTTCCAGCCGCTGGACCGCGCAAGGCTGGTCGCCATCTCGACGGAAGTCGCCGCCTTCGTTCAGAGCCAGTTCGACAAGGAGGCCCAGACCGACGCCGAGATCGACGCCGGCACCATCACGACGACAGCGCACGTCGATGCGGTGTTCGCGGCGACTTCTTCTTGATCCGCGCCAAAGCGCTGGTCTAGCTAGCAGCGTCGCTGACTGCGGAGAGGAAACGCAGTCCAGCATAGAACGATCCTTTCCTCGCCCCCGGAAATATTGGAGAGATCAATGAGCCTCGCGCCACTTGTGGCGTCGAGCCCGTTGCGCATTGGCGCGTCGGGCGATGCCGTTCGCCAGATCCAACTCGCGCTGAGGGGGCTTGGCTATTCTCTGACAGGCACCGGCTGGTTCGGGCCGGCGACCGATACCGCCGTCGAGACCTTCCAGAAGCGCGCTGGTCTCGTGGTCGACGGCGAGGTGGGGCCGAAGACCGCCGCTGCTTTGGACCTCGCGATCGCCGGAAAGGCGCCGACTACTGCCGCACCGGCTCAGGAAATTGGCCGGCCGCTCTGGCTCGAGGTGTCATTGGCGCACCTCGGACTGAAAGAGGGGGCCGGATCGGCCGATAACAAGGAGCTTGTGGCCGATATCAAGACCGTCGCACCGGACTATCAGCATGACGCGACGCCTTGGTGTGCAGGCTGGGTATCGTTTTGCCTGGTGAAGGCGGAGCAGAGAGCTTCGTCCGAACCGCTTTGGGCGCTTTCTTATAGCGACACAAAGAACCAGCCGGTTGTGAAGCTGGCCGGACCGGCATTGGGCGCGATCGCGGTGAAGAAGCGCACCGGTGGTGGCCACGTCACGTTTGTTGCTGGGCGCACCCGAGGCGGCGCGTTGGCATGCTGCGGTGGCAACCAGAATGACGAGGTGAACGTCTCCCCTTACGATCCTGGCGTTTTCGTCGGTTTCTTCTGGCCGAAGGGAGCCGCGCTCCCGACCGCTGTCGGTCTATCGTCGCTTCCTATCGTTGCCGCCAACGGCCGTGCTATCAGCGAGGCGTGACCGATAAGGACCGCGTTTCCCGCGCTTGTCGCTCGGGCTCAATGGAGGCGTGGCCAAGGCCCTCTCAGGGCTCCACCCTCTATTGAGCCGCTGGAATACGACCTTCCAATCCATTCCAGCCTTCTCGCAAGCTTGTGTCACAGTCATCGTGGCACCTCGAAACTCGATCATTCGGCTAGTGCGCCGATTGTTGTCCTGGATCTTTTTTGTCGCCCAAACGCAGTTCGATGGTGAATACGGCCCGTCGTTTTCAAGGCGCTCGATTGAGTGGCGCTTCGATGGACGCGGGCCCATGTCTTCGAAGAATGCTCCGAAGCTTGCACGCCATCGCTCGCAGACTTCGATGCCGCGGCCTCCATACCGGTGGAAGTCCGGACGCTGGGGCTCGTGACGTCTGCGACGCATATCGATCCAGATCCGGTATTCGCTGGATTTTTCCATGCCGTGGGTCTTGTTCAAGACCTTGGAGCGCTCACCAGTCAGTTCGCGCGATAGGCACCCGCAGCTGGACGATCGTCCTGACAGGACGTCGGCCTTCATAACGGCTCGTTCCGTGCCGCAATCGCAACGAAAGGTCCATTTGACGCCGGAGCGAGACTTTGGACCAGATTTCGAGATCAAGGTCCATCGACCGTATCGGCTAAGTAAAGCTGGCATCTGGCCAATCTAGCACGCCACCCCCCGCCACGGAGGATGATGGTATGCGGCGGCCTGATGGCATTCATCCCCGGAATTCCGGCTCAGCCGGAATCGCCGCGCGACGTTTCGCGTGTCCCCAAACCGAAGGAATCTACCAATGAACCGCGTCCTCAGCGTGGCTTTTGCCGCGCCGGTGCTGCTTGCCGCCTCTGCGGCGCATGCGGCTGCGACCACGGTGGCGTTCGCGCCGCCAGTCGCCTTCAACCCGATCGGCTACCTGCTGGCGTCGATCGCTGTTCTCGCACTGATCTTCCGTGTTGCGCCGCGCGCCCGCGGCATCGTCGCAGTCCTCCTGGCACTGTTCGCATGCTCCGTGGTGCTCGACGTCGCGTTCGCCGCCGATGCCGCGGCGCCGGAAACGGTTGCCCAGGCAGCCAGCGACACCACGAAGGTCACCTGGGCGTACGGTGCCACGGTGGCGCAGTGGGCTAGCGCGGCCGGAACGCTGCTCTTCGCTGTCGCGATGTGGCTTCTTCGGCTGCTGCCGGGGCAGGTCTACAGCCTCCTGGTCGCGGCGCGCGCCGACCAGATCCTCCAGAAGGGCATCGACTACGCCATCAACATGGCCGTCGGCGCCTCGAAGGATAAGGCGCTCACTGTCGATGTCGGCAACAAGGTGCTGGCGCAAGCGCTCCAGTATGTGCTCGACCATGCCCCCGATTGGCTGACGGCGTGGATGGGCGGTCCGGACCAGATCGCCCAGAAGATCGTCGCGCGGCTCAACCTCGCGTCGGACGCCGTGCCGGACGTAAACGCTGCGGTCGCCAGCGTCGTCAAGTCCGCCTGATGTTGTCCGCTGGCTCCACGATCGCTGCAGTCCTGGCGGCGATCGCACCGCTGCTGGAGGCGTTTTTCAACGCCTTCGGGGCGTCGTTGAACGACTTCCTCGCGCGCAAGCGGGCCGAGCAGGCTGCCCAGGACCTCGGCGCCGCGCGCGCCACGATCGACCAGCAGAGCAGAACCATCGCGGCGCAGGGCGCCGAGCTCGAGGCGCAGGCGGATGCGCCGCGGTCGGCGAGCGATGCGATCGCGCGGCTCGAGGAGGGATCAGCATGATCATGAAATGCGTCGGCTTAGCCTTCATCATGGCGGAGCTTACCTGCACCGAGGTCGAGCCGCCGGCGCCGGCGGTGGTGTGCCCGCCGGTCCGCGCCTGGTCGCGCGCCTTCCAGCAGCAGCTCGCCGCCGAGATCGGCAGGTCTCCGGACAGTGCGTTGGCCCGCGTGGCAATCGAGGCGATCGGCGATCGTGACGTTGCACGCGCCTGCAACAAAGCTCGAACCAAGAGATAGGGCCGAAATGTCAGTCAGTGTCGACCTCACCATTACGCTCGGAACGATCATTGAGACCTCTGTGCTGGCATTCGGCGGCATCACTGCTCTCGTCACGCTTCGCAACACGGTGTCGACGCTGAAAACGCAGATGGAGACGTCGAAGCAGGAAACCAAGGAACAAATGGAGGCGTCGAAGCGGGAGAACAAAGAGCAGTTCGCCGGCATCCAGAGCGAGCTGAAGAAGATGGGCGAGATCCTGATCGATATGGCCCGGTTCGAGGAGCGATTCACCAATCTCGACAGGCGGGTGACGGCACATGGGCGGCAGATCGACGAGCTGCGCCATGGCGACGGCTTCGTACGCAATCACACGGCCGCAGATCCCGGCATCAACCGCGAATATTGATCAGAGGCGCATCCTCCATGTTCTACCGCTCTTTGCTGGCAGCGCTCGTGCTCGCGATCGTTGCCTCGATCCCGGCCGCCGCCGAGGTCTGCGTCGCCTCGCAATACGGTATCGGTGACGGCTATCATGGCCGCCGCACCGCTTCCGGCGCGATCTTCAACACCTATGCGCGCACCCCGTACACCATCGCGCGTCCGTCGCGCGCCAACTTGAAGAACGGCGCCGTGATCGAGGCGCTATCGACGGATCTTGGTCCATTCATCGCCGGCCGCTGTGTCGACCTCGACCGCGCCGGCGCCGATGCGCTTGGCATTGGTGGTGTCGGCTGGGTGCGTGTCGAGCACGTCGACTAGAGATCCGCGCCGCCGCGCTGCTCTATGTCGCGTCGCACTTCGTTACGGTGACGTGGAAATGAAGCTCGCGCTGCGAAATCGTGGTCGACGCAGCCTCCTTCCGTGAGCTGCTCGACGTGCTGATCACCGGCATCGCCGTGCTGCTCTGCATGGTGATCGCCTGCCCGTTGGTCGAGCTTCAGCGCAACGCATTTCCTCGATAGTGACCATCCAGCCGGAACCTTACCAGGGCGTAGCCTCGAGGACTCTCTACGACGGAAAGTCAGCAGAATTGATCTGGATGCGGTCAGCATGCAGCGACCATTCGCAAAGCCGTGCGGCTGTGCAGAATTTCTGCTTGGCGATCTCCTTGGCCTCGCCCTCGGTCGGAGGCCACGATGTCGCACTTCGTCGTCACCTTCATGAAAGATGTGCTCGGCGACAACGGTCGGCGGGCTGAGATCTTCCGATCTTGCCTCCAGAGCTCTACGTCGCAACCGTCAGCCAGACCTCTGGCGCGTGTCCTGGCTTCGGTTTCGTCCTTGCACATTAGATCGACGCGATACTCGATATGCCTATCGAGGCCCAAGATGTACGCGCGGTACGCTTCGTGATCTTGTGGCCCCTTCCAAGGGTTAACTCGCATTTTGAGTCCCTCCGTTTTTCGTTCACGGATCACGCGCAACCGTCACTGAGGCGGCCTTAATACGTGAAATAGAAGCTCGCAATCGTCGCTGCGACGAGCGCGGTGCCGCTGATGATCGCAACGGCAAGACAGATGCGAGCTGGGGTTGAATAGGAGTCGAACGGGGGGACGTTGGATCATGACACACTCCCGTTGCATCGGCGGGAGCGCAATTGGTCTCTCAGGTGCCGGTGTGCCCTTGCTAGGTGCAGCAATAGAACCATGCTGAGCTTAATCGCCCGAAATAGCGAGTCCTAAAAACAGAGCGTCCGGCAATTAAAATTAGGGCACTGGGGCTTACCCGTCCGGACGTCAGCGGCAACGGCCTTGCTGATCGGAAGACATGCGCTCGAGCGCCGAAGGCTGACGTTGGCTGCTTTCGAAGTGCGTTGCTAAAGCTCCCGCGTCATCGCCGGGTGCGTCCGGTTCTTGACCTTGATCCAGTCTTTGGACCGGCCGGCGCCATAGCGCCGGTCGCGCCGTTTTGAGACCAGACCCTCGAGGCCCATGCCGCAGGCTGCGCGAAACAGCTCCGGCCCGATCCCGCCGGCCTCGAACGGCGCGATGAACATGCCATCCGGCCGGCCGCGCAGCAGCCGGGCCAGATTGGCCTTGCGCATGGCCAGCGGCAGCGGTCGCAGATCCTCGCCTCCGAGCGCGAGAATGTCGAAGGCGTAGAGCTGCACCTCGTCGTCGTGCTTGCGTGAGTGCAAGGCGTTGAAGTCGGAGACGCCGTCGACGCCGAGCACCACGGCCTCACCGTCGATGACGAATTGCTGCTCGCGGTTCTTCAGCGCCGCCTCGACGATCCACGGGAAGCGGCTGGTCCAGTCGTGACCGTTACGGGTGAACAGCCGGACCCGGTTTCCGGCGCGCTCCACGCGCAGGCGGTAGCCGTCATATTTGATCTCATGCAGCCAGTCTGGGCCATCGGGCACGACTTTGGCGGCCGTGGGCGGGCAGAATCCGAACCGTGTTGGCATGGCCGCGATCTATGTATTGCCGCCATGGAATGCGAGTCGGAGGGCTAAGGAACGGGCAGGGAAATCAGAGCGTTCTGACCATCAATGGTCACAGGATAGGAACCGCTCATGGCAATCGTGTTTGTCGAGCCCCGACCAAAAGGAAAGATCGAAGGCACTCCGATCGAGGACTACGTCGTTGAGGAGCATGCCGACCACGTGCTCGTGAGAACCAAGACCCAGGAGGAAGCTGTTAAATGGGCGAGGGAACACGGGCATCGCCCGCACGTCGCTCGTGTCCGGCACCTCAACGACAAGCACAAGCCGGACCAATGGCGCGAAGTATAGCCTGCTCGCGCAGCGTCGACTTAAGATCGCGTCTTCCCGCCAACTGAGGCGGCCTTACTTCTTGGCAGTTTGAACTTGGATCGTGCCAGCTGCTAAAGCAGCCCCCGCCCGACACATTCTTGGAGCGAAAGACCTATGAACCGTTCGCTTCAGAAGAGGCTGATGAGTTATTCTGGTAAAAAGAAATGCCCCAACGCCGAGGGCAGCAGCGCTGGGGCAGTCTGCAATCACCCATGAAACAACCCGGCGGGACGGCTCTGGGGGCGCGCGATGTCCTGCGGGGCGCGGAAAAAACGCCGGCGGCAGCAAGATGTTCCAATGGAAACACCCCAGCGCCGTTAGCGGGCCATGACACGGCGCTGGGGTGAAAGTGGACACAATGCCAAGCCTAACCCTAACGCTGCCCGGATCTGACCCGCAGCATCATTGGTTAAGTTCGCGAGTGTTCCTGTTGGTTTTTTGGGCTTAACAAATGTAGCGACCGGGAAAGAACGATTTCAGATCGTCGTCGTTCTGGCCTGATGAAGCGGTATTATTTCGACATCATAGACGGCGACGAGATTTTCCCGGATGAGGAAGGTCTCGAATTGTCCACCATAGAAAAGGTGCAGGAAGAGGCGGCTCGCTCGCTGGCGGATATGGCCCGAGATGCCGTTCGCTCCCAGAGCGGCAAGGGCAAACAGGAGATGGCGATTGAGGTCCGAGACGACCACGGCCTAGCACTACTTTGGCAGATTATTGGATTTTCGTGATTTTTTAGGATTCCCGAATCGATTTTTCAATGATTCATGGGTGGTCGGCTCTTGGAGGGCTGACCATGACGGAATGGGAAGTCGAGCTCGAACGCTGGCTGAAGCCGTTCTTGGAACGGTTGGGTCATAAGACCCGGCAGCGGATGTGTCCACTGTACGTTGCGG